CTCTGGCCTTGCATGTCATCGCGGGAGACGTTATCCGCGCCGCGCGCCTCCTCGACCTGCGAGTAAAATTCGTCGCTGAGTTCGTTCACTTCGGATTGCAGAAGCGCAAGCTGGTCCTTCGTGAACGGCATTCCCGGCGCGCCCATGCCTTTGTATTTTCCGCTGGTGACGAGGATCGGCTTGTAGCCCATGTCCTCGTATCGCTTGCTCGCTTCGATCGTGTAGCAGTAAACCCCGATGCTGCCGATGTCCGAGTCAACCGTTGCCCAGATTGCGTCAGTCGCGCACGCGAGCGCGTAGGCCGCGCTGCAAATCATCCCGTCGGAGTAGGAGTGCACCGGCTTGTCGCACGCGAGAATCCTGTCGCGGCACGAGGTCAGCCCTTGACACATGCCGCCCGGTGAATCGAAAACAAGAATCGCCGCGCGTGCTCTATCGTCTTCTTCAAACGCGGTCAGTTCGTCCGTGATGTCCTGATAGTCCACGCATCCCGCGCCTTTTTCAAAACTTCCGAGACCCTTTCCGAGCGGGCCGCCGATTGGAACGTAGCAAATTCCGTTAATTGTTTCCGCCTGGTCGATCTCGATGGCCTTGCCGCACCAGTCTGTCCCTTCGCGCTCCGCGTTGAATTCGGCGCGCGGTTGCGAGATATGGTCCTCAAACAGCTTGAGGTAGCTCGCGTGCGCGGATGGTTTGATGAGCAGCGGACGCTGCAAGGCGTTAAGGAGTTCGGGGAATTTCATTTCAATTTCTGTTTCGCATCGAGCGGCACCCGGAACACGTCCCAATCGCAGCCGCACCTCGGGCAGTGAATCCGGATCGTGACAACGAGCATCGAGTTTGCGCTTGTCGCTGGGAGTATTCCGGCTTGAACAGTCACGTTGGCATGGTCGCAATCGGCATTGGCGGGCGGCTGCGGCATCAGAATGGAGTCGCGCGGCCTTTGACGCCAGTGCCGGAGAGAATCACCGCGCCGGATGGTTGCAGGAGGATGCTTGACATTCCGGTGAGTGCGGCGGCGTTGGTATAGACCGCAGTGCCAGCGTTGTTTTTGACAATCGCTGTCACGGCGGTTCCGTCGTAGTAAACCACCGCGTTCTTGCCGAAGGTATTCGTCCAGCCGGTTGTGGCGATGTTCACTGCGGCGGTTGTATCGGTGCTTTTGAATCCAGCGACTGAACTTGCCAGGCCGCTGGCGGCCACGCTGAAAACGGTCGTGCCGTTGTTGGTGCGGGCAGTCATGAGCGGCAGTCCCGTGTTACGATTGTCCAGCAACAACGCGGCGGACTCATAGTTGAGGTTTGTGGCGCTGCTGCCGTAATAGTCACTGGCCAGTTGACCAACCAATCCGATGAAAACTCCGCTGGTCAATCCCTGCTGCGTGGACATTGCGCCCAGACCAGCAACGCCGATGTTTGTTTGCGAGTTGTGATTTGGAGCCGCCAATCCGCTGAGCCCGTATTGGAGCGCAAAAGAGCTTTGGCCAGTGCCGGAAACTCCGGCGCCTTCACCTGCTACCGGCCCGCTGTCGGTGTAATAACCGACGCGCGAATCGGTGCCGTAATTTGCAGTTCCATCGAAGACCACCCCTCCAAAGGCATCGTCGCCGCCGCCATTCGCATCGTTTGCCACGTCGAACGCGATGGCGCTTGTATTGGTTCCGGTTCCCTCTGATAAACGGACCCGCGTGCCGAGTGCTTCGGCCGTGCCTGTGGCATCGTGCAAAAACTCTGCCGCCCACGAGGAATCATTGGCGTAGTTTGAAAAGTGGAACTTGGCGGTCGTTGGATCGTCAAGCGGTTCAATCACGCCATCCGCATTCGTCCAGACCCGGACCGCGCTCGGATGGAGCAAAGACCACGCTTGCAGATTCGCCGTCGCGCCCGCATACCGCGCCCCGCTCGGAGGCGTCCAGGCGCTGATTACAAGATTGCTCGCCGAAAGATCGTTCGTTGAATTGGGCACCTGCAACGTTAGCGGGTCGAGTCCGATGCCTGAAATCGTGAGCGTATATTGGCCGGGCGTCACTCGAAGGAAGTTCACAATGCCGTCAGAGTCGCTCGTTCCTGAGAAGGTCGAGCCGCCGCTGGACGGCATGAGTGAAACCGTTTTGCCGTCAGGCGCGTAGTTGAGCGTGAAGTCCGAGACGGTCACGATCACGTTTGGGATCTTCGGGTCTGCGGCGTAAAGGATTGAACAGAAGGCAACGAAGAGAACAAAGAGGGAGAGGTAAAGCCCCGACTTCGTTTCCTTCGTTTGCTTCTGTGAAATGTTTTTGGTCATAAATTCGTTATTCGTTGAGCATCCTCCAAACACAGCCGGTCATCGCGTGTCTTTCATTTCGCCGGTTCCTTTGCCGCCGGCTTCTGCTGCTGTTGCGCGATCGGATTCGGCGAGCGTTGCTCGATCAACTCCAAGCACCGTTCGAGCGGAAGGCCGCTTTCTTCGGCGATGGATTTTGCGAGCGCGATATTGTCACGGATCTCCTGCGCGCGGATGCGTTTGATCTCGTTCCGGTGCAAGCCGTGGTTTTTCTGCGCGAGAATCGCTTCGGTCGTCGTGCCCAGCTTCAGGCTTTCGCGGTCCGCTTGCGCGTCGTTGCCGGCATCCACTTGGAGAGGTTTCGGCAATCCCGGTTCCCACAAGTAGGGGTCAAATCCGTCGTTGTTCTTCGGCACCTGGCCGATCTTCATTCCCTTCGCGATCGCGTAGCCCACTGCGCGTTTCCAGCGACGATAGCCGGTCCGCTGCCGAGCCCAGATGGTTTGGTTGGCAAGGTCAGTCAGGATTCGGCTTGGCGCGCGGCCAGTGGACTTGAGATCGAGCAGTTCCGCGAACCAGCCGACTGACGAGATTGCGCCGCGTTGCGCGCGCTCAATGAACGCCTCCGTGTTCGGATGAGGATTTTTGAAGTGGAACGGGACCATCTCCTCGCCTTCGCTGCTGTTGAGGTAGTAGGTTTCCCCGCCCTGGCCGAGTTCTTCGACTGCTACTTTGCGGTCCGAGAGACTGCCGCCGTCGATTGGTTCCTGCCCATTGTCGAGAATCTCATCCGCCGTGATAACGTTCGCGTCGTTGGTTGCTTCGCCTTCGGCGTTTTTAATCAGAATTCCGACGTTGCTGGCGCGTTTGACGCCAGCTTTCGTGAAATCGTGAATGTCCTGCAGGTCAAACCATGTCAGGGATGAGACGGCGATTCGCGGGATGCCGCGGCCTTGGTCACTCCACCGGGGCTCGTATGCGAGGTCCGCGTTGAAAGCCGAGATGTCCTGAAGGTCGTTTCCTTCGCCGAGGATTCGCAGGCCGATTGCGCGGGAGTTCCGGTCCATGATAACGCCATCGAAGATTTTCGCGCCTTTGAATTCTCCGTCCTCGACAACGGTTCCCGGCTTCAGGCTCAAACCGCCGTGAGTCGGATTGCTGCCGCACTTGGTCGCGGGATAGAACGCGAGCATGGGGAAGCCGCTCGCGGTCTCGGTCAAAACCATCACGTCATCACCGTCAACGTCCCAGGCCCAGCCGGAGAGCCACATGGACGTTTTGAAATCGTATTGCGGACCGCGAACGTTGCAGTTCGGGAACCAGACTTTCGTGAGCCACTCCTGCGCGGCTTCGCCCCAGGCGGCATTCTTGCCGGTGTAATGCGGGTCCCAAGCGTCGCCAAAAGCCCAGTTGTTTTTCTGCACGATCGCGCTTTCGAGCACGTCGATTTGAACCGAGAGTTGCCGCGCATAATTGACCATCTCCTTGCGGTCGTATTCGGAAACGTTCTTTTGCGTTGAGTCCTGAAGCCAGAAGCGCGGCTTGTAGGCTCGGAGGTTTGTGCGCGGCGACGGGTAAAGGTAATAAGAAACGGGCTGGCCGTTCGGCGCCAGGATCGCGGACTTGCGCTTGACGGACGGCATCCGGTTGGGGAGTTCGATTGATGAGGTCATGGCGCCCAGGTCTCGGTAATCCAGGGAGTTCGCGGTGCAATCGGTTCATCATCCACGAACAAAATATTGAGTTCCGCATGGAGTTGGCGTGCTTGCGCCTCGTCCAATTCGATGACCTTGTCGCCGATGGTGAATTTGAGCGTCATTCGTCGTTGACGGGCTGCGCGGTTGGCGCGGTGTAGTTTGGCCGCGTGCGGCGAATGCGCTGGGAGTAGGGGTTGTCGTAGTCCGACGGGTTGAGTTTCCAGAGACTGTAGAGGACTCTCCTGATTTCCCGGTCAACCTGCCCGCTGTTTTGAAACGAGCGGATTTGCTGCAAGCCGGCCGCCGAAGTTTGCGTCACATAGCCTGTCGTTCCGCGTTTTTGCAACGAATCCAGCAAAACCAAAAGTTCGTCTTCGGTTTTTGTTACGTAATAGTTGACCGGCATTCGCAAACCGCAGACGGTCAACCGTTGTGAACCTCTATCTCCTCAGCCAGAAGGAAAACAACGATTACGACACCTACGATTCAGCGGTTGTTTGCGCGCCCGACGAAGAAACCGCGCGGGACATTAACCCGCGCAATGGAGAACCGATGGATTGGGAAGGCGGCTTGGAGAATACTTGGTGCGCAAAGCGCGAATCGGTGAAGGTTGCTCTGCTTGGAATTGCAGATGACTCGGTAAAGCCGGGAATCGTTTGCGCGTCTTACAATGCGGGGTGAGATCAGGCAATCCGCTTCCAGAACGCGCGCTCGATAATGTTTTCCGGCTCAGTCGGGTTTCTTGGCCTTGGCCCGATCCTGCGATAGTAGCGCGTGCGCTCGAACTCGAAAACATTGATGACGACTTCGCGAACGAAACCGGACTCGTCACAAATCTCCTGCTCTTGAGGACCTCGCGCCCGCGCCCATCTGTCAGGGCAATCTATCTCTTCCAGACGCACGATCTGGCCAACGTCGCAATCTTTCGGTTTGGCTCGGAGTAAGCCACGCTCGCACAAGAAAGTTTCGAGTTCGTCCTGCGGTTTGACTCGTTCTTCAACCCAAGTCTCCAAATCCGGGTCAATGAAGCCCCGACTCATCGCGTAGGCCGTCGCATAGCTGTAAATCTGCCTGGCGACTGTTCGGAGGTAGCGCCGATGCGCTTCGTCAAACGCCGACGTGTCCAGATTGATTCGCCCGCCCGCGTCGCGTTCCGTCCCGAGCAGATTGGAATTGTGCCGCCCGGTTCCGTCCTCGAATTGCGCGATGAGAGCCTGCGCTTTGCGGAGTTGGGACTTTAGGGCTTGCTCGCGCGGGTTCATTTCCAAGGCATTCCGAGACACTTCGCGATGAAGGATTGAATCTGGCCGTTGATAGCGACCGTCGCTCTTGCGGCATGTTCTTCGACTTGCACCGCTAAAATCGCGTCGTTCAAATCCTGCGGGTTGTCGATTCGTTCGCCTAGCGCCCGCGCTTCCGGTGTCAGTTCAATTCTGGCCGGAATTATTTTGATCGTCGTTTCCTTCATCGCTTCCTTCCGCCCCATCATATCACAGCAAATCAGAATCAAGCACGGCAAAGCGCAGGCATGGCCAAGCAGATCAAAGCGCATCGTGACACGACGGAGCACGGCTGAAACCAGCGCAAAAAACAAAGGAAAGCACAGTGAAGCGTTGCACTGAGTGAAACAGAATGTTGCCCAGCGTGCAACTTTATTCTGCGGCTTCCGGTTCTGCTTCTGACGGTCCGACGATTCCCATTTTGGCCATGATGACCATTAACATACTGGCAACGTCCCACCAGTGGTTTGGCCGGCTCTCCTTGACGAGCGTCCAGATTGCCGATTTCTTCCCATTGCTGAACTTCTCTTCGCGCCGTTCAGACCGCATCTGGGCAAAGTGTGAATACACGTCCGAGTTCGGCAGCGTGTCGGGCAGAAACCGGAGCTTCGGAACATTCGGCTCGCCATCGCGCCGCGGTCGGAGCAAATCTTTCGCGTGCAAATTGCTCCACTCATACCAAGCCGCGCGCGTGCTCCGCTTGCCGGTCCCGGCGTGAACGTCGTAAAACTTCCGCTGGCTGTAGATGCGCCACTCCTTAATTTCGCCGCCCTTGGTTTTGCGCGTATGAACAAACATTTCCTGTCCGCTGCCCTTGAGCCCCGTCCAGCAAAGCCATGCGTTCACCTCCCGTTTGCCGATCTTGACTTTGCCTTGATGCCCGCGCTGAACGCATTCGGCCAGAACTTTGGTCATCAGATACGAGCAATCCAGAAATACGCGCTGGTGTTTGACTTTCCACTTCTCTTGAACCGCTTCAATCTCATCGAAGCTCGCGCAGGTCTCCCGCGCCAGTTCACGAGCTTCCCCGCTCAAGGCGATCGCAAACACCCCGACGTAAAACTTGGCCAGGTCGCGCTGGCAATCCGCAATCAGGACGCGATATGCCTCCTCTGGCCAGTCGCCGTGGATGTCATACGGCTCATGCGCAACGGCTCGGTATTCGTCTGCGGAATCCTCAGACCAGGTAAGGCCCCACCGCTTCATGTAGAATTCCTGCAACGGGAGGCGATAGCCCAACTCGTCGGCGGCAATCTTGGCCTTCAGATAGTCCGTGACGAGCAGACCCAGCGAGATGCGCGGTGAAGCCGCCTGCGGCCAGTGGAAGCCAACGAACTCTTTCGGCGCGCCGGGATTCGTCGGGATGAAATGGTAGGAGTCGCAGAGTTGCCGCCGGACTTCCGGCCGGTCCTCAATCCGCGCGTCGCATTGGTAACAGCGGATATGAGCCGAGCGCCAAACGGCGTCCATGTTCCAGCGGCCGCCGGGCTTCGTCGTTTCGTTCTTGTCCCACGAGAGGCCGGAATAGGTTCCGCGCAGTTCGGGCTTGGGGTGGTCTTCGCCGCGCAGTCGCGTGATGTCGAACGGCTGCGCGAACTGGCAGAAGGGACATTTGAAGTGGAGTTCCCGCTGGTCCGTTTCCTTGTGGAGCGTGTCGGCGTCCTCGTCGCAGATTCCGCCCTGGCCGCAAACGAGAAACTTGGACGTATCCTCGTATTGTGTCGTTCGCATCCGCGCCTGCCGGAGCAAACCGTTTGCGCGGGCCATCCAAGCCTCATCCACAATCACGTATCGGTAAGTGAGCGATTGGCAATTCCCCTCGTTCAGTCCTCCGACAACCAGGTTCATCGCGTGGAATGCGATTTTGGTCTTTGTCTTTTCGTGGTCCGCAACGTCGATCAGCAACCGCTGGATTTCCGGGACGCTGCGAATGAGCGGCATCAGGCGGGAGGAACAATATTTCAGCGCCTTCGGGTCTGTATCCAAAAGGAAAAGACAGTCGCCCGGGTCGTGTAGAATCCAATACGGGATTGTTACGTCCTCAAGGAATGATTTGAGGCATTGGACGCCGGCTTGGATTGAGACGACTCGGACGTTCGGATCCCGGATTGCTTCGAATGGCTCCTTGACCCACGGCGCGGAGTTGATGTCGAACTGGCCCTTGACCGAGTAGCCGGCCTGGAGGTTCAGCGTTCCGGCGAATTCCCAAATCTCACCGCGGAATGGCGGCTGCCACGCATCGCGGATCGCGGCGGCTAGGAAGTCGGTTGGCTTGGCTGGCACTCTGCCAGCGGCGGGCGGTCAATCTTGAGCAGCCGGATTATCTGCCGTCCAAGGAACTCGCTGTAGGCGGGCGGGATTGCCTGGGAGAGTTCGTCCCGGTTCATCCAATCAATCCCCATCGCCGCGCGATAATCTTTGATTGTCGGATTGTAGCCAAGCTTCTGCCGCACCCATGTTGGCGTTCCGTGTCCAACCACCGAAACAACTGGGCGTGGATGCTGACAACTCGGCAACAATGCGAGCGCGTTCCACGAAGTTTCAAACCACCTCTCCCGGCGCAACTCAAGTCCGAATTGGCAACCGCAAAGTTTGAAGTCTGGACGCATCGGCGCACCGGGCACGTTTTCAATCACCCATGCCATGCCGCTCTTTTCGAGCACGCATCGAGTCGGAGCCAGCAAATCAGGATAAGTCCGTCCCAGATTGCGTTGAGTTTTGGCAGCCATTGAATACGCCTGGCACGGCGGCGATGCCCAAATAAAATCAAATCCCGACAAGTCCGCTTTAAGCGCATCGCCCAAGTGGAATTTGAACGGGTATCGAGGTTGTGGTTTGGTGTCCCAGCCTTCAACGGTGAATCCGACTCGGGACAAACCCATTGCAGCCCCGCCAGCGCCGCAGAACAGATCGGCTGCGCGGAAGGTCACGCCTCAAGCCTCCCGCACTTCCGGCATTGACGCGCCATAAGCCCGCAGTAGCGCCAGTCGTGAACGCAAAGTTCCTCTTCGGTCAAAGGTCGGTTGAACATCGCCAGAAATCGCCTGTCTGATTCGCGCTTTTCCTGTTCGCGCCACCACTTCTTTTGATCCTCAGTCAGTCCTCGCTTCATATCTGGCCGCCCGGTCGCAAGCCTCGGTCATCCATTCTGCCAGCGGTTTGCCTTTGGCCGCTCGGACGTAGGCGGTCTTGCGCTCGATCGTGGTTCTGATGTGGATATGGCCCACCGCGCTTTCGGACTCGCGGGGAGGACGACCGCGTTTGGGGTTGGTGGTTGTGGCCATGATTGGCTTTGTTTCTCGGTCATTCTCCCATTGCCCGCTTGAGCATGCTTTCTTCCACGGCAAGGATTCGGTTGTATTCGCGGCGGGAGTCCACGAACTCCGAAATCTGCCGCCTTTGCCGCGCCCGACTCGGAAGCTTAGCGGCTCGCCGCACATTGGCCGGGAGCGTTTCGGCATCCACCCATTTTTCTGTTCCGGCCTCGGTTGTGATTTTGATTTTCATTTTGTCTCAGTTTTATCTGCTCTCGGGTTCCGCCCGGTCGGTTGTAATTTCCTATTACGAGGACAAATTAACATACCCATGAATTATGTCAACACATAATCGTAGGAATCTTTTCGGGCTCAGACGGCGGAGAGGATCAGAGCGGCCAGCAATCCGACCAGAGCGCAAAACCAAGCCAGGAATTCGGCGCCGCTCACTTCACGTTGGAGGTTCATGCGGGGTTTGACGGCGAACTAGTCCGGTTCCTTCGTTACAATTGGCGCGGGGTTTGTAATCGGGTGGGCTAGTTTGACAGATTTTACCGGAATTAGTCCGGTCGCTTCCGGCGGCTTGTCCAGCCAGCCGGAGACCCCTTCCCGGAACGTGCTGCAGATCGTGTCCACGGCGCGCTTCATCCGTTCCAGGACTTCGATTGGGGTGAGCCCGGCAAGGTTCGGCGCAAGTTCTTGTTCCAATATCCGTTGCAGGACGGCGCGCTGGTGGAGGGACACGTTTCTCAAGGCCGGGCCGATGACCGACTTTTCAACGTAGAGTTCCTGCCGGAGTTCGAATTCAAGCTCCTTGTCCTTCCGCTTCGCCGCGGTGAGCCTCAGTTGCTCCTTGGCGAGCTTCCCGTTTTTCTTCCGAAGCAATTCGGCTTGGTATTTGATGTAGCCGACGAGGGTCTTGGCGGCCAGGTAGCGGCCGTGGTTGGGCTGCGGGTAATGGCCTTGCGTCGCCAGGCGTCGGAGGTGCCGGTCCGTGAGGCCCGTGATTGCGGTCAGTTCTTCGGCTGAGATTGTTCCGGGTTGTTCGTCGGGCATTCATTAAGCGGTTGCTGGCAACTTGACTTGTCTCGATACCGGGTCACAATTCAGTCGCTTTGAATGGTGCTTGGACAATCCTGAATTTAGCGCCGCGCCGTCGGTCTGGTCTCCTACCGAGTTGGAGCACCTTCAAAGCAACCGATGGACGGCGCTTTTCTTCAGGCTCCAAATGGAAACTCCAAAATGCCTAGACTGCGGAAAACCTCTGCCTATTTCCAAACTGCGGCGTCATGCCAAATTCTGTTCGCGATCTTGCAGACAGCAATTTTCTTACAACCGGGTGGATCATGGGTTGGCCACGTGCACAGTCGGCGCGGCCAGCGAACTACTTGTTGCCTCCGATTTGTTGATGCGCGGATTCCATGTTTTCAGAGCGGTCTCGCCTGCTTGCCCTTGTGACATTTTAGCCTTCAGCGCCGGTCGCTTTTGCAGGGTGGAGGTCACAACCGGCTATGCAAAGGCTGATGGTGAGATTGGGCATTCGAAACCGTTCGATGGAGCGTTCAGTAAATTCGATATTCTCGCCACCGTTCACAAACAGGAGATCCGGTATTTCACAAACCTCGGCCAAAGGCTTACGACTTTTGACAAATGGCTCTCGAATCGAGCTTAGAAGGCGCCTGCGGTTTATCGGCATCAAAAGACACCGGGTAAGTCGGAAACGTCGCAGGGCGGGCAGGCTGCGCTTACGGGAAACGGCGCGGACACGGACATGGGGAATTTGGACGCGGCGAGGTGGCGAAAGCGGCGAGCCGGTAACCCGTATGGGTGAAAACACCCACCCGATAGCTTTCGTCCCCGGGGGTGGTGGGGTAAGGCGCTTTCGTGGCGGGGGTCTAATGCACGCACGTTGCCCACTGTGCAAGGCGTCGTTCGTGCGGAAGCGTGCTTACCTGCGAGCACCATCGCCGCGCTGTAGGTCATCGTGGAGCCGAGCAAGGCGCGGGTGAATACACCTTGCGACGGTAACGTTATGGCTGCGGAAACTCCCGTAACGTTACGCCGTCGAGCGTCGTGCCCATCTCCGTGCGCGGTGCGGGCGATTGCTTGAAGAAAAACGCCACTCCACTCGCTGCGCACCTGTCCCGCATCAGCCGGGCCCAATCCTGCCAGCCGTCTGGCGCACGGTGCCCCGGACCGCTTTCGCCGCCGAAGATCACCCAGTCAATTCCATGGAGATCGAGCGTGGCGGAAATATCGCCGAGCGCTGGCTCGTAGCTGATGAAGCGGACGACCGCTGGAACTTGGACAAGTTCATCTCGTCGCCAAAGCCCCTTGGCTTCGCTGATTGAGACGCCGAGCCAAACATTTCTATAGCCTGAATTCCAGCCCATCGGCAGGCAATTGGCGATCCTGTCCGCGCGCTTGGTCAGTAGTTGCCAAGTGAGATATGGAGTCGCCCAGATTAGCGACCAGAGGCGAGGCCGCAGCGAGTTCGCCTTCGGATGATCTTCGGCCCAATCGCACATTGAGCCGCAGAACACGCGATGCGTTTTGCCATCGCGCTTTGCGGCTTCGTTCCACCTCATCGGTTCGGACCAGTGCTTGTCGCTGAGTTCCCGGCGCGGCTTGTTCGGCCCCCAGATGTCCAATCCAATGCGATTGTGCGCGAATGTTTCCGCGTAACAGTGCGCGCAGCCCGGGTCAATCTTCGTGCAACCCCACCACGGATTGAAAGTGTGATTCGTCCATGCGATTGCAGTTTTGTCTCCCATAATGTTCTCCAGAAATTCCCCGGCCCTGTGCCGCTTTGCGGAGCGGTTGCAACGTTGCCGTTTGCATGGACCGGGGAAAGAGTTTTTGGAGCGCAAATTTCACAATGCGGATTGAATCAAAGCCCGCAGCTTTTGGCGAGTGAATTCAGGAGACCTTGCGCGGCTCCGCAAATCCCGCTTCCTTGCACCGCTCAATTATGACCGCGCAATTGGCAGGCGATAGTTCAACACCGCGACATTTCCGTTTGAGTTGCTGCGCGGCGACAAATGCAGAACCGCCTCCAGAAAACGCATCTGCAAAGGATTCCCCGGCATCGGTGAAGAAAGGAAGCCAGCCAGCGAGCATGTCGGGCGGCTTCGCGTCCTTGTGGCCGACTGAACCTTCGTGGTTTGACGCAGCCGAGAAAACGGATTTGCATCCGCGAAAGTCCGAATCCGTTTTTGCCCGCGCTTGCCATCTCCACCAGCCGATGAGCGTATGTTGGCGTAACGGAGTTGTTGTCCAGGACGCGCTTTGAACGCCGGAACAGTGCATGACGAAAAAGCTGCGGAAGTTTTCGGCGCTTTGCTGAAGGAACTGTTTATCCGTCGCCATTAGCAGCAAATCGCCATCGCCCGCGCAACGCAGCGAGTTCGCATTCAGGGCGAGTTCGTATGGAGGATCGGCAAAACAAAGTCGGAACGCCCCGCCTAGTCGCTTCCAAGATTCAGGATCGAGCGCGTCCCCGCACAGAAGCCGATGCTCGCCAAGTTCCCAAAGCTGCCCGCGTTCGACACCCCACTTGATTCGCAGCTCTTCCGCCCGATCAATCTGCGGTTCGGCATCCACAATCGGCTCCGGTTCGACCGCGCCGATCTCGCGCAGTCCTTCGAGGTCCAGCCCGGTCAAATCCAAATCGCATTTGCCGTCGAGTTCCGCCTTGATGACCCGCGCCAGTTCCACATCGTCAAGCTCGGCCATCTGCGCGAGCTTATTGTCCGCGATCATGTGCGCGATTTCATCCGCGCGGTTCTCGAAGTCCTGATAATCCACTGGAACGCTTTTCCAGCCTTGCGCCTTGGCTGTCAGCCATGCGCCGTGTCCGGTGACGATCAAGCCGGATTGGTTTGAGACCGTCAGCGATTTACGCCAGCCTTGGTGAAGGAGGATTTTGGCGTAGAGCGCGAGTTGCGCGGCGTCATGCTTGTTGGGATTGTCGGGTGAGGGCTTGAGGTCCGCGACCGGAACGAGCGCGTCGTGGGCGCAGTTGATGGAGGGTGTCATCTCTTATTTTTGCGAAGCAACCGCCAGCAAACGCATCCCCAAAAGCCGAAGAGGATGAGTCCAGCGATGAAAGTCTCGACGTTCATTTCTCCCGGTCGAACATCCAGACGGCGAGGGCGGCGATGAGGATCAGGAAGGTCATTATTTGTCGAGGTTGCCGTGGCACAATGCCCAAATCGTGAAGGACACAACCGCGAAGCCGACCGCGAACAGTAGGAACGCCATTGCCCACGCCATCACGTCTTCAGGATCAATTTTCTTCATCCCTCAAACTTCTCCGGCCAAAGTTCCTTCGCCACCGGCTCCAGGGTATCCCTGAGCTTGGCCTTCCCCTCCGCCGGCCAGAGCGAGAGCGGATGCTTGACCGCGTAGGCGACGCTCTTGCTGAACTTCCCGATGCCTTCGATGAACGCGGGCCAGCTTTTCGCGGGTTTGGCTTCGCCGTTGGATTCCGCGCGGGCATCTGCGCAAAGGCGCGCGCAATGGTTCAGGCTATTGACGTTTTCCAAATGCGCCAGGTCCGGCGTATTTGAGAGCGTTTGCATGTAGCGTTGCGCGTTGCGGATTGTGAGCGGGCAATTCGCCTTGAGCCATTCGAGCCATTTGCCGTGTCCGACGATCTCTTTGACCTTCAGAAGCCGCTGGCCTTGCAAGCGGACTTCACAGAGCCATTCGGCGCCCTTCTTTTTGGTCTGGTCCTCAAGGCTGTCGATCGCGTCCTGGCCGTCGTTGATCTCGCGGGCGAGTGCGGAGAGTTGATGACCGCGCGCGCCGCCGGGTTTGATGAGGTCGAGTTTTTTCATTCCGGTTTGGTTTCCTGTTCGTCTGGTTTGAACGAGTCGAATAGCGCGCGGGCGTAAAAGGAAATCTGTTTGCCCTGATTGATCCAAGGCGCTGGCTCAAACTCTGCCGACGCGCTCTTGATTCTCGAATGTTCCGCGATCCTGATTATCTGAATGACTTCGATTTTCATTTTGGTTTTGCCGTCGCCATCTCGGTCCGGTGACATGGTTCCAGTAAATCAGGTCTGCCAGTTCCAGGTTCACGCGCACCTCGGGAATGCTGGACTTCCTGGCCTTCACAATCCGAGCATCGCGCAAAGGCGCGTCAAGCCCCTGAAAACTTTTCTGGCGAATCTGGCGCAGCGGCCGGGCGGGGAGACCAGATCCAGAGCGGCGGTCTTCAGGCGCGGGTTGCGATAGATGCGGGTGGTCACTCGTCCTTGTCCTTCGCATTGCCGATAGCGACGATGCACATTGCAAAAACGTGGCCGAAGAAACCGCAGCCAATCCACCAGCGCCAGCTTTTGATTTCCAGGCCCCAGCCTTTCGACAGGCTGAGATAGCCGGCGACTAGGGCGATTCCCAGGCCGAAAATGTTTATGGCGAGACTGCGGAGTTCTTTCATTCAATCCTTCATGTGCGCAATCCGAATTTTGGGAAACCGGCGCTTGAAATCATCCACGGCGCGTCCCAAAGACTGCTTCTTTTTGCCGAAGCCCTTGGCCATCTCGGTCATGGTGAGCGTTCGCAATTGCGAGAGAAACACCCAGCAAAGGACAACAGAGCGATTTTGCAGGCCGTCGCAATTCTTCATTCCGTCCTGCCAGAGCCATTCGACCAGGCGCGTGACAACCGCGCAGGCCGCGTCGATCTCTTCCGGCGTGAACTCCTCGTCTTCGTCGAAGCCCTGCGGTTCCACGTGGAACACGTTGCGGTCGATCTCATCGAAGTCGAAGCCGCAGGCGGGCTCGAGGTGGCCGTCTTCGGCGTGCGACGCGACGCAGCGCGACGGATCGGCGGCGCCGTCAAGCGAGAGCAAAAAACCTCCAGTCGCACGAACCGGAGGCTAGAAAATACAGATTTCGCGGAAACGACAATCGGGGGCGTGTCCGCAGGGATTATGCCAGAGGGCCGCTTTCGGGGCGTTTGTCGCGACGGTTCCAGATTTCAACCGCTTCCTTGGCTGAATATTGAGCCCGCATTTTGACTCCGCACACACAGCATTGAACTCGGCAAAAGAGTAACCCGACGTGGAGCCTTGGCGGGCCGCCGCAGAACGGGCAGGATAGCGCGATGAAGGCTGACTCGTCTTTCACGGCTGAAGTTGCAACGCCTCTGGTTTCGCCGCGACTGAAAACAAATCCCGCGCTTCATCCTCGGCCTTCCGCAGATTGGAGCACGCGGTTTCGAAGTAGCTTTTCTTGAGTTCGGCGCCGATGAACTTCCGGCCCATCTTGACCGCGCAATAGCCTTCCGAACCGATGCCGGCGAATGGGGAGAAGATCAAATCAACTGGCTTCGTGTAGAGAAAAAGCAGCCGGTCAATCACGTCGAGTTGTAGCGGGCAGATATGCTTCTCGTCCCCATTGTCCCTCGCCACGCTCACATTCAAAACGCGCGTCTGTGAAATGTCCATCCAGACCGGGGAAGCGTATCGCTGCCACATCTGAATCTCGCGATGCCGCTCGTTGTTGAAGACCGCAGGACCTGAACCGGGCTCGCCGATATAATTCCAGTCTGCAGGTACCCCGATTTCATGCTCGACCGGATTCGCTTCCATGCCCTCTGCCCACTTGCGAAACATCAAAACATATTCCGGCATCCCGGCGCGGGAGAATCGCGAGTCCTGGCAGAGTTGCTTGAACCCATTTCCAGAAGTCGGCGCGAGCATGGCCCTTGAGCCGGTAGGTTCCAAAGTTCATCGTGTCATTAATGAACCAGCGCGAGAGCATTTCATTTGAATCCATCACGCCAAGAAATTCGCAATGCTGGCCGAATTCCATGAAATCGTTCGGCGCGGGCGTGGCCGTGCAACAAAGGCGAAATGGAGTTTGCGCGAAGGTCGCAGTCAAAGTCCGGCGCGTCTTCCCCATGTAATTTTTGAGGATGCTCGACTCGTCCAGAGCGACGCCTGCTGCTTCCGGAATCAGATCGAGGAACTTGTGCAACCGCTCGTAATTCAAAACATTGATCGCTCCCGGCCAAAAATCCTCCGGTTCGCGGATATGTTTTGCGACGATGCCGAACCGGACGCCTTCGCTCACGGTCTGCGCGGCAACGGCCAGCGGCGTGAGAATGAAAACGGCTTTGCCGGTGTGCTTGCAAACCTGCCGGGCCCATTCGAGTTGTTGCAATGTCTTGCCGAGCCCGCACTCCTCGAACATGGCCGAGCGGCCGAGCCGGATCGCGCGGGCGACGATGAGCTTCTGCCACTCGAATAAATGGCCGTTGAGAATGTCCGGCTCAAATCCGCAGGCGAGGGTTTTGCGGACTTTGCCGGCGATGAATTGATCGTAGGTTTTCATTTTTTGAATAGAATCATCCAGCCCCATTGATTACCGATAGCGGTCCAGTAACAGCCGACTCGCTTCAGGACGCGGCTCGCAGCAGCGCCGGCCCCTTGCGAGCGAATCCATTTTGCATCCGGCCAAATCACACCGGCCAGAGTCGAAGCGTAGTGCGGACCGTGCCCGTGCGTTCGAGCGTATTGTCTGAGTCGGGTTACAGATTCGGCATCGGTCACTTTTGTTTTCACTCTTCTCATTTCCATTTCATTTCTTGCGAACGTTCTGGGTTGTGGCCGTTCCGTCATGGGCGGCGTTCAGCCATTCGAGGTTGTCTTCGTCCGTCTCTTCAATCACAAAAGCCCCATGCCGGTCTTCGTGCGAGATTGAGAGGCCGTGCTGTTTGCAGACTTCGCTGACGGCTTTGAGGAACGCGTCCACGCGCTTGTTCCTCCGCTCGTCGTTGTGGGTTAGGTTCCAGCGTTTCATTTCGCAAACTCCGTATTATCGCCGCGGGCAAGCATCACCGACGCTTCCGCAAGGCATTCGCGGCACATTCGCATTTCAAAACCGCCGTTGTGCCGGGGTGAAATCACAAGCACCCTGCCGTCCGCCCTGTCCTGTCGGCGACATGAGACACAAGAGCCGACAAGGCAAGCTGGCCGCCAATGGAGTTCTGGCCCTTCGCTCATTTCGCAAATTCCGGGAAATAAAATTGACCGGCGCGTTCGACGATCTCCTTGGCCTGGATTCGTTCCTGTGAGTGTTCGCCGTGGCGGTGGGCGATGATGCTGAACCAGCCAAACTCCACGTCGTGCTTGCGGAGCCGGAGCTTTGGCCGGCCGTCCTCTTCGCGTTGCGCCGTGTCGGAGTGTTTCATCATCACGACGGCGATATGATGCAACTCGTGATCGAGCAACGCCCGCTGTTGCTCCTCGCTCGCGGTCTGAGTCCACCAGTAGTAATCCAGCGCAATCTCCGCGTCACCCCGGCCAAGCGCGCGGTCCTTGAGCCCGAGCTTGCGCGTGATGGCCAGGCATTTGACGCCGTTCTTTTTGAGCGCATCGTTGATCGGGTGGTTGTCTTCGTCCAGGTCGCAAATCGCCCAGACAAAATCTATCTTCACGCGTGCATCCAATAACGGTTTGTGCGTGTCGTATTTGCAGAGGAGTTCGGAGGCGAGTGTGGTTACCGATTCGTCGCAGCGTTGGTAGGTGGTGGGCATGGGGGTTAGAGTTGAGGTTGTCCGTCTGTTAGCTGGGGATGTTCGCTTCGGATTTCGTCCAAGCGTCGTTGCGCCCGCTCCAATTCTTTTTGCAATCCCCGGACTTCGGCTTGGCGGGTTGAAAGCTGGTAGAGGTCTTCGATGGATTGCAGGAGCGACCGCTTATGGTCCTCGACCAGTTGCTCCGCGCGTGCTTGAAGTTGCTGTGTCACCTTGGACGGGTCGTCACCTTCATCCAAGGTCGCGGTCATGCTCACGCTCGGACGGAGGTTCGAATAATCCTCATGCGGATGTTTGAAGGTTCGGCCGGCGTTAACTGTGATTGTCGTTATTTTCATTTTTGTGCTCCTTTGTTGGTTTGAGTTTCATTGATTGTCTGCGGTGAGGGTTTCATTCGCGGCTTGCTGGCAGGGGTCTTGACCCGCGAGCCATCGATCAACTAAATATTTTGAGCCTGTTCTATCGCCACAGTTCGTTGATTCCACTCGCCCGGTTCTGCTTCTGAAATCATTCACCATTTCAGTCGCCCATTCGCGGTCGGTTTCGCTTAGGGATGGATAGTTCGTGGTTTGGAGGTTTGTTCCGCGAGTTTGTAAACCGGCATTCCGCGATTTATTTTTCGCTGAGTTAAATCGTGGCCGTCAATCCAGTCTGCGGCGGCTTGTTCGACGGCGTATCTGGCCAGCGGATGCGTTGAAATCGGGCGTCCCGCGCCCGTCCTGAAATCTAAAACCATCGCCTCGGCCCAGAGTTTGTCGTGATCATTCATTTGACGTTTGGTTGTTCGAGTTCCTCCGCGAGCAAGATGGCAGAGTGATGGGGAACGGTCCAGGAGTAGCCTTTGCAGCATTCCTTATCGAACAGTGAAGCCGCGTGGCGCAAGGCATCCGCTTGAATCGCGGCGATGACTCTTTCGGTTCTCCATCCCGGATCACCACCGAGTAGAATATCGGCCATTGTCGATTCGCCGATTGCTGTGAGCCATTCGATTGCTGGTTTCATTCCCCCTCCACAAATTTTAGAAACTCCTCAAACGAACGGCAGACGGTAGCCCGATGGTTTAATTTCTGCGCCCAAGCGAGCCAGGCGCGTTGTTCCGGTCGGAGCTTGCCCGTCGCGGACTTCGCTTCCACCAGGAGCACGCGCCCGCCATGGGCGAAGATCGCGAAGTCAGGCACGCCGATTCCGACGGAGCTTGGCATGTCCATGCGCGAGTGAATCACAAGCCATCCGCGCGCCGTGCATTCGGCCAGAATCCGATCATGCAGTTTCTTCTCGCGAATATCCGTTGTCGTGATGGTGATAGAAAGGTCCGCTGCCGCCTCCGGCTGCCGGATTTTGTTTTGGTTCAGGCGCGCGAGCATTTGCTGGAGGTCGAAGGTGGAGATGCTCATGGCTCTGGCGCGGTTGCTCTGGCCATTCTCCGCTTCCGGTTCTGCCGGTCGTTGTTCCTTTCCCTGTCTTCGTTGCAAGCGGAGCACCGCATTATCCGGCTGATCGCCTCCGCGATTTCCGGCGGGCAATCGTCGGGGAATGTTCGCGGCATTTTACGGCCGCACTTGGGGCAGGGGAATTCGCGGGTCATGGCTTGTCTCCTTTGTCGGAATTGTCCTCCGAAGAATCATCCGCCGATTCTTCCCGGTCTGGTTCCGGTCGCGGATCGTAAATCGCGCGAAGCTTCTTTTTGGATACGCCGTGGCCGCGGAACAATTCGGATTCGGATTGGCTTGAGCAGGGGTCTATGGGATTCATAATTTGATGTTCTGGCGCATTTCAGCAAACAGTTTGGCGGCTTCTACGTCGCTCGCAGGCCGACTTGATTTTGGATGTCCCGCTTCAATCACTGGCATTACCCCACGCGCCAGAGCTTGAATTTGTGGCAGGTCAGCGGTCCGCAACGTTTCGATGAACAGGATTAGGAGCCTCTGTTTGTGCTGGGTTAATTCGTCCTCGGTGAAGACGTTTGAAAAATAGAAAACTCGCCCCGTCTTAATAATTTCAAAACAATTCGCTGGCGCGGCGGTATGGGCAACGTCCTCCGCATAGTCGTGGCAGGATTCGCAGAGAGTTACCAAATCCAATTCAGTGGATTCCCAAGGCTCCATGCCGGCATGATAAAAATAATGATGGACGTGGAGGGTATTTGTTTTGTCTCCGCAAAACTGGCAGGCCCATCCGTCGCGGTTCAGAATTTCCAAGCGCCGTTTTTGCCATCGAGGATCACGAAGCTTTTCGCTGTAGGTCATTTGTTCAAAACCATTCCGCCCCCCGAAAGTGATACCGGCGTGCAATGGAGCCGCAGTCGGAAGACGGAATGGAAGTTGAATGGTCATCGCACTTTCAAGGCTGTATCAAAGCCGGGTTTAATTTCTCAATCGCATCGCTGAATTGCAATCTGATTGTTCATCGGATTGTCCTCGGTTGAAATTCCCGCCAGCGTATGTTCGCGACGGCGGCGGCGGAAATCAATTCGCTGCCCTCGCGAATCGCTGATTCAATATCGGCCACGACACGGATGAATTTGTCCGCGCTTTCCCGGTAACGAAGACGCCAGTTGGCGCCGTAGGCGGTTTGTTCTTCGGAGGTGAACAAGGAGAACAGTCTTTCTAGTGCGTCCCGTTCCCCGGATTTCACTTTAGTGGCTTTCAACCTTTGAACCCCTTTCAAAGCTTTAAAGCTTTTAACTGAGGGTTCTGGGTTAGTGGGAAGTAGCTGCTTCCCCGGATTGTGCTGGAAACTTCCCACGGAGCGACCGTTTTTTTCCGTTTCTGTCGTGGGAAGTAGCTGCTTCCCCGGATTGTGCTGGAAAACATTAAGATGAAGCTGGTTTCTGTCCGTCTGGATTCTATACCGATTTTTGACGCACCTGTGACGAGTAACGGAGAGCAAACCCTGCCCCTCTAGGTCCTTAATTCGATCCTGGACGGCTCGCCGGCTGATTCCGCAAGCCTCACCGATGGCGCGCGTGGAAGGAAAGCAAGCGCCGTCTTTGTCGGCCCGGTCCGCTAAATAAATCAGGACGAGTTTTTGAGTTGGAGTGTTCGCTTTGAGAGGCCATACACGGTCAAGAATTTTGTTGGACATTGCGGGAGGTTGGAAGAACAAAAGCCGCCCGGAGAGCAGGTGAAAGAGCGGCAGCATCTCCGCTCCCCTTGCGGGGCTGCCCAAGCAGGCGGCTAAATTAAATCTATGCTTTAGAAGTGACTCTTTCACAAGTCCGATGCGGTTGACTATGGACTCATCCGGTCCCGCTGCAATTGGAAGTTGTTAACGAACTGTTCACTGGCGGAATCCAGAGCCCCTGCCGCCCAACAATTGGAATCGGATCTCGGAGTGCTCGGCAATTTCGGGTAAGCCAAGCAAATCTGCCCGGGGTGTAATCTCCAAGATCCCGTTCTGCTTTTCCAATTGATGGCCTCAACTCATTAACCCGCTCAGTCGGCCAACAGTCATAAAGTTCCACGATGCAGAGCGCGAATCCGAAAGGCAGTTGCCCGCAATTAGCCAATACGAAATCGGGGCATTCTCCAAACTTTGGCTTTCTTTTAGCGGAGCAAATGAGTAAGTCGCCACGGTAGCTTGTCGGCCAGCTTCTGGTTTCGATTTGCTTCGCGCCGGACGCCATCGCCGACGCCCACGGTTGCCAAAGTGAAATCGCTCGCATCATCTCGGATATCTCACCTTAAAAACCCACTGCGCGTTGCTCTCTCCGACCTGGACCGATTCGATGACCAGTTCCCCGCAAGCGGCGCGGGCGATGATCCCCTCAAATTCGTCCGGCGTGTCGCTGATGAGCAGCCGGGGGCGGATGTCGAAGATGAGTTCGGGTTGGGATGTTATTTGTCGCATAGCCACACGCGCACGACTTTTGTTGCGGGTTTCTTGGGACGGGCTTTCTCAGCCTCGATTCGAGTTGAAAACAACGCTGGAGTTTTACTGTCCGCACCGAGCATGAAGTATGGCCAATGCCTCTTCGGCTTCCCGATTCGCACGGCGTAATATTTTTCTTTTATCACGGCTTTGCCTCGTCCGGTATCACCCCGCGCAGCATGTCGGCCAGCGACACAAACTCGTGATCGTCGGAATGCCCCTCCCACCGTTGCGCCCGTCCGCAAAATCGCCCGTCCTCGGAAATGTGAAAGCACGGAGGCCCGCCGTTGAGAACGACCTGTTGCCAGTCCATTTGATCGGCGGCGACGATGTGCGCTAATTGGTTTGCGGTTCTCACGATCGGCACACCCATAAATCAGCCCCTTCCTTCCGCCACGATTTCACCGAAGTATCGCACCATTCATCATCGCCGATCTTGTAGAAGATTCCGCCGAGAGCCTTGAGCGATGCCGTATCGTGAGTCTGCCGGGTATCGAGCGCGGCCAGCAATTCGGCGCTCTTGGGCGTCTCCGGCTCCCGCGAATTCCGCAACCATCCGCGTCCGACTCTGCGGCGCGTTGCGTGGCGGCGCTGGCGTTCGTTCATGGTTTCCTGCTGCTTGCGCCACTCGCTCCAGTCGAATAGGTCATCGCTCATCTCTCCAACTCCTGACGGTTTCAACAAACTGCTTTCGCTGCTCCTCAACAACGCGGTCCCGCGCCTCTTCAATCTCCCGGTCGATAATCCGCCGCAGGCTCCTTTTGATGTCCCAGAGGCAGACCGTGAAAACGAATGCCATCACCGATCCGCCAGAAAGGAAACCGAAGATGAAGATTGCGAGCGGGTTCATGGCTTCTGATGCTTTCTCCTGTAATCCACCAGCATACTCGCAGCATCGTTCAGGTAGTCCGTTGGCCATTCTAGTCCTGTTGTTCTTCGACCAGGATTCTCCCACAGCCATTTCTGAGCGAACTTCAGCGCGGCGCGTCTCTCGCTGATTACGTCCGCATCAGAACCGCGCGCTGGAGACAACGGAGCCTCGCCATGTGGCCGTTCAGTGATCTTTGTTCCGCCATCCTTCCAATCTCGGATTTCGATTTCTCGGCTCATACATCAATCGACTTCTGCGCCCTTGGCAGCGTCACGCCCGCCTTCGGCACCTTCTTGCATTCGAGTCCGGGGATGCTCGTCATTCCGCCTTCAAGCAGTTCCTTCACGACACCTTTGCGGACTTCGATGTTGAGCACGTCCCACTTGCCGGTCGAGAGCACCCACCGCGCAAGCTCAATGACGTTCACAATTTTAATCTCCCAATCCTCGCGGATCTTCTGCCCAGCCGCGCGAGTCGGAGTGGACGGCAGCGGGGTTTCCATTGCCTGCCGCCGGCTGAAATCGTCCATGACGAGTTGCTGCGCTTCCAGGGTTGGCGGCGCCGCGGCCATCGCTTGGGCCTTTTCGCGTTCCAGCTTGGCAAGCGCCTCCTGCGCCAGCGCCCGCTCTGCGGCCAGCCTGCGGTTCTCGGCCAGCCCAAACTCGCCGGCCAGGTGAGCGATGCGCCCGTTCTCCTTGTCGAGTTCGTCCGTGAGCATTCGAAACGTCACGTCGAGCTTCCTGCCGATATGCACCAGCGGGTCTTTGGCCGCGCGGTAAGCCTCCTCGATCTGTTTGCGGACGGTCTTGAGCGCGACTTGCGCCTTATTCGCCGCTTCGTTTTCCTCTGGCGTCCGAACCGAGCCGATGAGAGCGCCGAGGCTTAGGGCCTCTTCGATGAGTTGCTGCGCGGCGTCGGTTGCGGCGACGCTGCCAGAGTCGTGGCTGATTAGGATTAGGGATTCACTCATATTCAATATTTTGGCCGGACACGGTTCTTGGTCACCTGGTGAACGCGCTTTTCAAAGAGCGGATCGAGGTTTATGCCGTCGCGTTGAAACACTCCGCGCGCGTCCGGACTATTGATCCCCTTGCGAACAATCTCGATTGCCTGCATGGCTTGAGTCATTCAATCCCTTCAAGAGCGGCAACGGCGCCCACTACACCCCGCGCTTCGCTGAGGCTCATTCCCCGGAGGGTTTCCCCAATCTTCTGCAACGCCTCCCCTTCCGCGGCGATTGCCTTTCCTTTCGCTATTATCGCTTCGGATGGCTCTTCGCATTCGGCCTTGAGGATTTGCCGCAGGTGTTGGACGGCCTTGATCTTGGTCATTTCGCGTCCTCCAGTTGTTTCGCTTCCCGCTCCTGAAACTGAATGTTCAAGCAGGCGGCGATTGTTTGCGCGTCGTGCGCGTCCGAACATCGGCAAATGCGAACCTGGCGCACTAGGTCAACGACGGCGTGTTCGCTCCAAAGGTGTCCGGGGCTTTCTATGATTGCGACGAAGCGGTTCATTTGGGCGCCTCCAATAATGTTGGAACGCATTCTCTCGCGGTAAGGATTCGGATGGCTACTTCGCTGGCGTTGGCCGCAGTTTCGGCGCTGTTACCGCTCTTGCACGGTTTGATTAGCCGGTCGGTCGAATGACCGCACGCCGAGCAAACTAATCGCATATCGGGTTCGCTGACATGAATCAGGATGCCATCTACAACCTCGTCATGCGAATATGTCGCCAACGTTGGCGGGTGCATGGTTCCGCACGCTCGGCAAATAGGTCGCAGGAAGTTCACCATTGCCGGCGGATTTAGTTCATCGAAAACGCATTGGTTCATTTCCCCTCCTTCGCGGACTTCAGCCCCGCGACGAACATTGTCTTGTTCCGCAGAAACCGCTTGGCCAGTTCGCCGGGAATTTCCGGCCAGGTGGATCGGCTTCCCGCGTCCGTGTCGTTGCCGCTCCCTTCGCCCCACCGTTGATAAGCGTCAAACGCGCAGCCGTTATCCTCCGCGAGTTTCTGAATCTGAGCCTGCGGCGAGTCCGCTGTTATTTCGGATTTCGCCGCAGGGTTCTTGGCGGTTTCCGGGCTGAGGTCGGGGTTGCTGTCGTCATTATCTTTCGACAGGTTTTCTGCCGGCAAGATCGGCAAAGCGCCGAGTCCCTCGCCTTCCGGCATTACTTCTACTTCCTGCCGAAGAAACAGTCCTCCGCAAACCGTGGGGAATGCACGGCGCAAGCATGACGCCTCGGCGCACTTCACAATCATTCCGCCCGGGTCAACCTTCCAGCGCGCCATCGGGTCTCCATTGTCGTTGACCTTCATAAACACTTTCAGGTTGAGGCGTTCCTCCATTGGAATCGAAACATCCTTGAGTTTGAGATGAGCCCAACCGCCGAGCAATTCCTGTTCGCCAATCAGATAGAAATCCCCGGTCAAGTTTTCCAGCCTTCCATTCTCGCGAACGATCACGCCCGCCTTGAGCCCGTCAAAACGCGGGTGGATCTCCGCGCGCTTGATGAGAGCCTGATATGCCGTGATGAGTTCAAAGGCCGGGCCCTTGACGGTATCGTAACCCTGAAGGAAGCAATCGCCTTCCAGCGGGGAAAGTCGCCGCGCGACGCAGAGGCCGATAAACCGAACAGCATCGCGTTCAGAGCACGTCTTGCCGCTCTTGGTCGGTATCGCGATGTACTGCTGAACCATTTTGACGGTCAGCTTGATTTTGTCATGGCCACCCAGCGGTATGTATTCGGCCAGGGATCGTTCCTCCGTTTTTTGAATTGCATTGCTCATATTGTCTCCCAGATAAGTTGGACCAGCGATTCGTGACAGTTGTAAAGCGCCCGCGGGTCAAGCCAGTCGTTTGCGCGGTTCCCTGGCGACACACCGAGACTTTTCCTCCCTTGGCAGTTGTCTTCAAACGCTTCACCTTCACCGAGCACCAAGCGGTCTCCGACATTCGGCATCACGGGATACAACCCGCGCATGATGTCGCCAATGTGTTCGCTCTTGCGCGGTTCAATGACGTGGGCAACGAGCCTGCCTTTGCCTTTCGGGAAAAACATTTCGGCTTGCGCTTCGGTTCCATCCTCCATGAGAAACACAGATCCGTATTGATCAGACCTGCGCTCATGCGGCATCCAGGTCAGCACTCCGATGCCGACTAGAATTTGATCAGGCTTTGGTTTCGTCGCGTTCATTCGACACCTCCATTCCCGCAAACCACTTTCGTTCTCTCAACTTCGACGAATTCCGAATTGCTGGCAACGACTTCAGTCTTCGGAATGCGGACCGTCTCCTTTTCAAGCCGGCAGCACGGCGGAAGTTCGGTGCAAAACACGTTCACGGTCAATCCGCCTGCTTCCCCGAAGACGTTCACCCAAATGTGATCGGCCTGAATGATCTGTTTGCCGCGCTCCCCGATGCCGAGCAGACGCATGATCTCGGTTGCGTGTTGATAGCATTCAACGCCATGAATCGTGACAGACCGATAGCTCGGAGAAACGCTTACAGCGACGGACGCCCCCGGAAACAATTCCGCGATGCCGTCGAGCAGCGCCTTGAGTTGGGAAAGTTTGGAGTTCATAGTCCGTTCATGCTCTCGACCTGGTTTCCCCGTTCCTCGACCGGATAGAGCGCCAAAAAATCCAGCCCCATCTCAGTTCCGCTTTTGTAGCCGCCGTTTTCAATCCGCTCGCGTTCCGAATCCGGCAACGCGCGGGAGAAATCGGCCCATTGTTTGTCCGCTTCGTCCGGTCGCAACTGCGCGGCTTTGGCGAATGCTGTCAGGAATTCGTTCATGCCACCCTCCTGACTTCCGTTGTCTTCTCTCCGTGGCGTGGGTGACATGACCTTACCACCTGCACCGCTTCACCGACGGCCAGTGCCGCCACCGACCGCCTGTCCGCGTCAATCCGCTCGCGCTGGCTCTTCGCCAGAGCCGTTCCCCATCGGGCTTGAGGTAGTTCTCCCAGCTTGAACGAATCCCAGTGCCCACCGCCGAAGGTGATTACAATCTCCCCGCGTTGCGCTGCGGCAACCGCTCCGTCGCCGAGTTGTTCTAGTTTCATGCCGTCCTCCCTTCAGCCTTGTCGATTGCATCGCGAGCGGTTTCGAGCGCCGCCCTAAACTCCGTAGTGCGCATGTCCTCGCTGAATTTGCGCTCGGCGGCCATCCGGTCAAGCCATGCCAGCGTATCGCCGGCAAGTTTGCACGCATTGAGAAGATCCGGCGCGGCGGCGATTAGAGCGGCGTTGGCTTCATGTTCGTCGGCGTGTCGTGAATTGGTGTGCAGGATTTCCGCGACTCGCTTGTTATCCGGGCCGTAAATACAATTACCAGGCAACCCAGTCGCGGCATCTCCCCAAAACGGAGTTTGCATCCACGGTCCTCTTGTGTGCGTTACGGTCGATTCTGTTTTCATCGTTACCTCCAAAAAAACTCCACTCCCCCGGTCGGGTGATGAGCCCGGCGAACCAACGAGGAGCGCAAGGGAGTGGAGAGAGTTTCTATTGTCATCGTTCACCGTGACTCGAATCTTACCCAGTGGGGAAGATAGCGCAAACACTATTTCAAACTATTTCGACTAAGGGAAAGTCGCAGGCGGAGTAGGGGAAACTCTTAGGCTGGCTGCTGCTCGCAAAGCATCGGCAGCCTCCGCATGATCTCAGGCAGCGACAGCGGTTCGGGTTGCCGCTCGCCTCGTTCCCACTTCAAGACCGCGCCTTCCGAGACTCCGAGAATTTGCGCGGCCTTCGCTCGGCTGAGTTTGCCGCGCGCCTTCCGCAGTTCCTTGCCGAAATTTTTCATTGCTCGGAAAACTTGCACAATGGGGAAGGGTTGGCAAGACTGCGTGTTGATGAAAGAACACCAATTGCGAGTCGTAACCGAGAAGTCCGAACTGGATGTGAAGCGCGGGAAGCTAACCGTCTTTATCGGCGGGGATGTTTGGCGGGGATTGGATGAACTTGAGCAGTCGCGATTGAATCGGCAACTCGAAGCGATGACTCTTTACTCCAACATTCTCGGCGATCGCATAGCCGCATTCGCTTAGCGGACGGGCACCTGGAAGGCCGCGCGCGGTAGCTCACGCGTTCATGTCCCGCACGCGGCAACCTTCGCCTGAACGCAAGCGTCGGTCAGGTAGTCAAGTCGTGAAACTCCGCATTCGGCACGCCGTTAATCCACTCAAGCAACTGATCTCGCGCGCCGGTCGCAGTCGAGAAACTGCGGTCAAACTTCCACGGAGGACCGATGTTCTCAGACCCCACGGCGCGGAAAGGTTTCTGGCCGTCCCTCGGATCGTGCATCAGGAAAAAGACCACGGTGCCGTTCACAGGCGAAGGGCAACCCTCATGCCGTCCCTGATGCCACTCGCGGCCGCTAACACAAACTGCGCCTTCTCAATGTCGATCTTCGTCCCGACGGTCTGGTCAAAAAGAAACGTTGCCGACTCGATCGCGATTCGCGCGCGGTCCGAGCGCAGTTCCCGCACCGGCAAACTCGCGATGATTCCCCGGAGCAAATCCCCCGTGACAATCTTCTGTTCAACAAGCCGGTCCAGTTGCACATAAGCCGTCTCGAAATGGAGCCGCCAAACCGCGTTTTCCAGAAGCGCCTCGCTCGTCCCAATCGAAGCCGCCGCGTATGCCAGGTTGTGAATATCGGCCAGCTTCTGCTCCTGGCTCGAACCTTTGGAGAGCAGGGCGCATCCGCTGAAACTGATTACCGAGACCGACGCGAGCGCGAGCGCGACGCAGAGCAACAGGGCATCGCCGAACTTGAGGATTGGGTTTTTCATGGTTTGGTTTCTGACTGCGGTAAGCATTCGTTAAGCCACGGGGTCTGCGGCTTCCTTGCCGCGCTGCCAGCCTTTGATTCCGAGCGTTCCCAGGATGAGCCCGACTTGTTCCATTGAGAGCGGTTGAAGGACGGCCGTTTTGATCGTGACGTAAAGCCAGCCGGCGAGAATCACCGCGACAATTAGAGCGGTCGCAATCCGCATAGTGGACGGGTTGCCGTCGGCTTCGGCCAGGGCTCGCGCAATGAAGTTCACAGCTTTATCGGGGGGTCGGAGTCGTTGAGGTTGATCGGCGCTTTCGGTTTGAATGCCTTCCAGAGTTTCAGGAGGCCGTAAACGAGTGTGACGAACAGCACCGCAATCCGAAGCGTCTGCTCCAGATTTGTGAAGCTCACCAGCAAAGCCATAGATGATCCCAACCAAACCCGGGCTTGCTCGTTATGAATCGCGCCATGCATTCATTCACCGCCCATTGTCCACCGTGGTTGTCCACGCGCGCGAAAAGACTTCAAATCGGGAGGCGGTTCGTGGAAGGTTTCGGCATGTGCCTCTCACTGAAAATTAGCAGACCCGGCGACGTGCTGGCCGAAGGGCAACACGAAGGATACGAGTGGGTGGTCATCCACAACCAGATCGGATACCGATGCGGCTATGTGCGCGTTCCCAAAGGTCATCCGTGGCACGGCAAGCCGTATGACGAAATAAAAGCGGAAGTTCACGGAGGACTGACGTTCGCCGAACCGGACAAGCCTTGCGACAAGCCGGGTGAAGATGACGCCTACTGGGTCGGCTTTGACTGCGCTCATCTCGGGGATGCGCCAGACCCATCGTTGCCGACGGCAGCATGAAATTCATCTGCAACCTCGGCGCGAAATGGTGCAACCTGGAGGAAGTCCAGCGGAATGCCCGCTCAGGGGATGAGATCGTGTTGCAGGCGCCTGAGTCGCAAAAGTGGATTGCCGAGAACGTGGCCGCGAATATCCGCTCCCATCTCGCGACGCTCAGAAGGAACGTTCCCGTCTCGATCGAGGTATCTGTCCCCGCCGCTACGCCGCTAGAACGCCAGGAGCAAGCCCAGCGAACAGCACAACGCGCTTGATGTCGGCCCAGCTTCCGAGACATTCCAGACTCAGCTTGCCCCGTTCCCAGTCCAAGTGCCAAAGCTGGCCGTCGCCGTGGGGTGTGAGTGCAACTCGTCGCGCCAGAAGATTGCCGTGGATGATGACCGGCTCGCCAGCCGGGTCGGGATTCCCTGCTGAATGCATTGCTCACTAATCGCCTTCAACGGGCTTGCGGTCAATGCCGCATTCCGGCAAACATTCGCCAGCGCGCGGTGACAGCCTCCCTGCTGAAAGGCCGAAGAACAGCTCCGTGACGTGACTCGGAGCGCAATGAACACAAACGAGGACCGCCGCGCGCGGTTTTATCTCACGTCCGCTGAAACTTCAAACCGGGTTGCGCCGGTCAGGAAAGAAGTATTGGTCACGTCGTTGGTCAGGTTGCTCATCAGCGAGCCGTAAATCCGAATCTTCGTCCCTGTCGTGCTCCCTGAAATTGAGACTGGACTTCCAGCGGATAAATTTCCGATCAAAACACAGTCGCGCAGGACGCTGTTCGTGTTTGCCGCAAACTCGAACCGGAGCGCCGAGCCGGCGTTAGACGTTTCTGCGGACGTGAGCTTGCATCGGTTCAGCGTTACGTGCGCCGCCGCAGCTCTGACCTGGACCGCAGCCAACCCGCTGCTATCCGATACGGCGACGGTAGAGTCTTCGATGGTGCAAATGGTATTCGTTCCGCCTCCCCCGACCATGACCGCGTAACCGAATGGAGAATTGATCGTCCGCGCACGAATGGTCACGGTCGAATTGTTGAAGATCTGGAGCACGGCGTCCCCGGATTGATTTTCCAGGATGTCGAATCCTTCAATGATGCTGGTAGCATCAATGGAATCTGCGTTATCGTCCCAGATCGCGCCGGAGCCTCCGGTGAAAATCACACTCGCTCCGAAGCCATGCCAGTTCACTCCGTTTTTCAGCAGGTTCTTTTCGTCGTAGGTACCCGGCATCACAAATATCGTATCGCCGCTGATGGCGTTTGTCTTTGCCGCTCCGAGCGTGAGAAACGGCTTGGACGCATCGCCCCTTGCGCCCGTTGAATTGTTCCCGTTCTTGGCAACCCAAACAGAGTTTGTCAGTTCAACTCCACCGCCGCCGCTGCTTGCGATTCCGCCAGTAACACCGCCGCCGCTGGCCAAAATGTTCCAGTTGGTTCCGCCGCGGGATCGCAGTTGCACCCCGCCGAAATTGTTTGAGACCACGAGATTCGTCAGGAGCGTGTCTATTCGGTCCCCGCTGGCCGGGTAGATTTTGAGCGTGTTCGTTCCCGCGCTCCCGCCTTCATCCTTCAAAACGAAAAGTAAATTGCTCGCGCTGGCCGCGCTGGGCAGGGTCAAAATCAGGTTCGTGTTCGAGCGGGTATCGACCCCGATGTATAAATCATTGGTAGTGAGTGTGTAGTTTGTGGACACGAGGTAGCGGCCGTGGAGACCAAAACCCGCCTGCAGTTCCAGCCGCCCGCTCAATTCCAGTCGGCCGAGGCGGCGCGTTTGCGAGTAGGCGTCCAGGTCCTGCCAGAGCCGCGTCGGGTTATTCGTCTGCGGAACGCTGTCCTCTGCGGACATCGGCACGCGGATGATCGTTTGCACCACTCCCACCGTCTGAGTCGAGTAAGTCACCTTGCCGTAGTTCGTCGGGCTGAGCGTGATCGTTAGCGCCGTGTCGTTGGTCGCGCGGAACGTGACGTTGGTTCCCGCGCTCGCGGTCATCGACTGAATCCCGGTGAATGGATAACTGCCAGCCTGTACGACCAGGCTCAACAGGATTTGACTCGCGGTGTAGTTCGTGAGCACGCGCACCTGAGTTGAGGCTGATGCAACCGAGTTCGTGAAAGTCCGAGCGTCTCCGTTGAGCGTATATTTCTGGCCGCTTGTGGCGTTCGTGAGCGCGGCGGAGTTTGTAATCGTGATCGTTGCGGATACGACCGTTGAGGCTTCGGCTTGAAAACAAAACGCAGAGACGCAGAGAGCGCAAAGGAGCGCGGAGAGGAAATTTCTCATTCTTGGGTTGAAGTTATGGAAACTATGCAAACGGCTGCCGCCAGTCGCTTGGTCAAAAATAGATACAACTGCTCCTCTGCTTCCCGGATCGGGTCTGGCTCCGCGTCAAAGATGTTCGCATCTAGTGGAGCTGCTTCTGTGAGACGCGTTCCGAGCTGTTCCCAAATCCGAACGCACGTCGCCACGTCCAGCGGAATCGGATAGAAAGTCGGTTTGGCTTTGATTTTTCTCATGTCAGTCGAACCGTTTGGAAGCTCCCGTCCGTGTCCGGATAGAGCGCGTAGGTGATTGAGCCGTTCTGCAGAATCAGCGGATTGCCTGCGGAAGCTGGGATGATTCGTTGCAGAAAAAGCGCCTGGCACGTCTCCGCGGAAATCGGAGTTGGCAGCGCCGCCTCCTCAAGCCCGCCGTCTTTGATGACTGCCGCCTGGATACGAACGAGCCTTGAAAGCACCGTCCTTGGCAAACCGCCGTCGAGCATCTTGACTTCAAAATAGGCATCCGCCTGCGCGCTGGAGCCGAGCAGCGTAGCAATCGCCGCCGTGTTCATCGGCAAGTCCGCCGCGAAATAGGGGTCGGCCAGATCGTCGCTCGCTGTAAAGCTGAAGGCTTGCGTGTAAAGGAGAGATGTATTTCCAACCTTGCGTCCGAGCGCCATTTCGAGAGTGAGCCCAGAAACGGGAATCGGCGCGAAGTCCGAGACGCGAGAAAAGCCAGCAAGCAATGTCACTCGTAGCGAAAGCGTGTCCTCCTGAACAAAGGCTGGCATCTCCGCAATCGAGGAATCGCTGACGCCCACGACCGGAAGGGAGCGGTCGGTGTCGATGTAGAGTCTGTGAAAGGACATTACGGGAAGGGGGTTAGGTCAACGGTTTAAGCATCTCCAAAGCTGAAAACTGAATCGGTGCTCTGAAATTTCGTCCCAGTGAAGAAGCTCGCGCTCAGCCCATTGTTGAACAGCCCTTCACCGAATTGCCCCGCCCCATACTTCGCCGTGCTCGGAGTGCCGGTATCCATGCGCGCAAGGGGATAGCCGTTCAGCGAATCGGAGAGCGTTCCCGCGTCGGTCCCGTCCACGCCTTCAAGTTCCCAGTAGGCGAGCAGGCCGGCGCGGTCCACGCCAGAGAAGTCCAATCCGGCGCCGCCGTTGTAATCGTCTGCGGCATCGGATTCATTCAGCGCGCGGTCCTTCCACAGCGCAACTTCGTCAAGCCTTGGGATCGGGTCCGCGCCGGAGCCCAGAAAAAACCAATCAACGCTCAAATTGAAGCCAGGACCCAGCGTCGTCGCAATCACCGGCAATGATAATGCCCGTGCGCTCGCATTGAGTTGCGCGAAGAAACTGTCGCCGTCGAATCCGCCGACAAAATAATTCCAGTCGGTCAGTGAAAAAGCCTCCAGCGGATGTGCTGTGATTCCGCCTGCGCCGATTGTTATGTTTCCGCCGTCCACCTGAACAGACCAGCCGGGTCCGAATGCAAAATCGCAGTTGGCCGTCGTGCCGAATTTGAACCAGAAACGAATCGTGAACGGAATCCGCCGCCCGCGCGCGTTGTAGCCCGAATCGCGAAAAGCGTTCCCGTCCGAATCGAATGCGTTGAAATCGCTCACGAGGTTTTCGCCCAAGCCCAGCCGTCACTGAGCGCGAGCAATGTCACGTCGATCGTGCTGTCATCCTCGCCAGGCCGCGTGATTCCCAAGCCTGAACATTTCACCGCGTAGATGATCGTGGGCGTGATTGTCTCGCTCGTCACAGGTCCGTCCCCCGGTTCCGCGAGCACGGCGGGAACGAAACGCGGGATGATGGTTTGATTCTGCGTGGTCCAATCGTCCGGATCGACTTCAGTCTCATCCGTCGCGATGCGGAACGTCGCGGACTTGTATTTGAAGCTGAGTTTCTTTGTGGCCGTGCTGAACGTGGGGTCGTCCCAAGATTCAACCGCGATATCGTAAGTGATCTCGTCCGTTGTTCCGATGTTGCCGGGCGTCTCCCCGTTCAGCACGTCGCGGTCAAAAGACGATTGCCGCAGGTGAAACGGTTTCGCGATGAAAACATTCTCCGCTCCTATCGTGCGAACGATGACAGGATCTTCCGGGTCCGTGGTATCAAATGATACCGAGAGCGATCGGCACACGAAGTAATCCCCGGCCGTGGCATCCTTCAGGATGTATTGATCCACCGTGGTTCCGCTCTCGCCGGATTCCGCCGTGGACTCGATGACCGTTCCGCGCGTTGTCTTGCTGATGCGAATTCCCGGCCCAGCGAATAGTTCCAGGTCTCGGACGGTCCTATCCCAAAGCCATTGGAAAAACCGGGCCGCGTTGCTGAACCCTTCCGGGCGTCTTGGAATGCTGCCGTTCATTAAGCTGGAAGGTCCGTAATCTCGGCCCCATACATGACGATCGGCCACGAGGCCAAAGTCCATTCGAGCGCGATTTCCGTCCGATTGTTGCCCGAAAAAGTCCGACTCGTCCCGCGCCTGCGCCAGCCCCAGCGAAACAAAATCCCGTCATCCGGCCCGCCTACGGGGATGTCATTTATCAAATTCGCCATGAGCGAATCCGGCGATACTCCGGGCACGGCGCCGTCGAACAAATATGGCAGCGTGATTGTCGCCCGCGCTGAGTAGCCGTTCACCTCGAAGCTCGTGGTTCCGTGGAGCATGAGTGAAAGAAAGAAAGCTAGGTTTGGGTTGGCGACATATTCCGGCCCGGTTTTGATCGTGTTAAACGCGAACAACATGCTGCCGGTCCACTTTTTGAGATAAGCCAGATCGCGGTCCAGCAACGAAGCCGCCCAAGGTCCAATCACGACAAGGTTTGGATGCTCTCGCAAGTCGCGCTGAATCTCCGCTGTGTAGAGTTGCCAGGTTGAGGTTGCCGCTTCGGGGAAGCCAGGCGCGGCGCCCGTCGTGGTCATCACCAGCCGGCTCTTGCGCGCGTTTGCATCGAGAGAGAAACCCATTCCGGCGGTCCTCGCCTGGACCGCCAGTCCGTTCAGATTGTCGCCCGCGCTCTCGTATTCCTGCGTTGTGGTGTATCCCTTGGTCGGATCATAGTGCGTGCTGATCTTGGTCCGCACCGGCTGAACTGTTCCGTTGATCTTCGGCTTCGGCATAACTCAAAACTCCGTGTCGCCGAAGTCGCCCTGAGCCGGAGTTGCATTCAACTTGTCGATTCCCTTTTCGATCTTCGCCAGGTGTTGCTGCGACTTCTTTTGCACGTCGAGCATGGCCAGTTCCGGCGCGGCGGCGTAGGTGCCGAGAAACCCGCCGATTTTGTTTAGTTCGGTTGCGGCGTAGTCTTTTCTCCCTGCGCGCCCGGTCTCGTCATCCTTGACCCCCGTCAGTTCGTTTTCGCGCTTGGCGATTTCCAGGTTGCGCTGCGCAATCTCCTCGGCAGTGGCTTCGCCGTAGGGGTCAACATTCGCGGTCAATTCGGCGATTTCCTTTCTCAGAGCGAGCCGCTTTTCGTCGGCGGTCATGGCCATCATGTCGCCCTTGCGTTTTAATTCCGCGGTCTGTTCTTCGATCTTCTGGACGCGATCGGCGGATCTGGCGCGTTTGTCTTCCAGTGCGTCTTGATTACTCTTTTGCCTGTTGGCCACGCTGTCCTTGTTCTTGTCGAGCGCTTGGAGTTCTCGGGCGATTTCCAATTCGCGGAGTTGCAGAATCAAATCCGTCCGCTTGCTCAGGGCGTGATCCCCGGTCTGCGCGCGCTGCGCGGCAATGAGGCTCAATTCCTGTTGCAACTCCACGAAGTTCGAAGCGGTTTTTTTCTTCCCTTCCTTGGTATTGCCGAGTTCGTCCCGCTCCTTGATGATTCGCGCTTGCATCGCGGATAGGCGCGCCTCGTCCGGCGACTGGCCGGCGAAATCCTTGGCCAGCTTGTTGTATTCACCGCGAGCGTCCTCAAAGTGCTTTCCGAAGGATTTTAGAGGATTGAATTCCAGGCTTTTGCCTTCCGATTGCGCGGCGAATGCGTCCGACCAGACACCGGCAAAAGCGCGAACGGCGTCCTTGGCGACATTCATTCCCGTAGCCAAACCAGCCACAATGCCCTTGCCGGCCGCCTGAATGTTATGCCAGCCTTCGATCATCGAATCGTCGGCGGCCTTCATTTCGGCCATGAGCTCAGGCGGCAATGCCGAGGCTTTGGCGTGCTCCATCGCCTCCTTGGTCATCGCCTTGAGCGCCGGGATTGCTTCGCGCGCGTTTTTGTAAATCGTGGACAGGTCGGCTTCGATCTGCGGGGTTATTGAGCCGATTCCCTGAACGTATTCCTGCATCTCGGAGAAACCCGCCTTCATGTCTCCCGATTGAATGGACTCGCCGGAAATCCCAAGCCGCCTTAAGGCCGCCTCTTGTTTATCGCCTTTCGGCCCGCCTTCAGTCGCGATGCCCATTGCCTTCCCAAGCCGCTCGTAAAGGCTGGCCAGCGACTCGACCGTGGTACCGTTTTTCTTGGCGATGAGTTCGAGCGCCTGCAGTTCGGTCGCGGCCAGCCCGGTCCTGATTGATAGGTCTCCGATCTTGCTGGCCCATTCGAGCGTTTGGTGGATATACGTCTCCATCCCGACGATGGTTCCGAAGGCTGCGAGCTTATGGGTCAATTCCTCGCCAAGAGCGGAAGCGATGCCTTCGCCGTGTTTCTTCGCGATGACTTGAGCGGAATCGAGGCCAGCGGTGAACTGGCTCATGTTCAGACCGAGCGTCGCGATCAAACTTGGCATTTTGCCTCCTTGAGTTTCATCGCCGACGGCCCGCCGAGGCTTTCCCAATACTCAATCTGCGCGTCGGATTCCGCTTCGTGCGCGTTGTAAATGTCCAAGCCACCTTCTTGCTCCCAGTGCGCGGCCCAGCGCATCTTTGCGAGCCCCACCTTGTAATCCCATGCCTCGTCTTCGCTCAGGTGGAAATGCGTCATTAGCCATTGCTGCAACCGGAGGATGAACGGGCAACCGGGCAGGCGCGGCATGGCGCGGTCGGAGCGGGAGACTTGGGAGATGGGAAGCTCGAGGAGTCCTTCGGCGCGGTAGGCTAGAAAGGTTGCGAGTTCTCGCGGCATGTCGAAATGCAATCGCCAGTTGTTCCAGAGTTGCAACCGGGCGCGCCATTTCCAGATTGAGAGTTTAGGTCCGAGGAAATGATCCGAGCGCATCCTGCGGAGTTCGCCCCATGTCTGAGAACAGATGAGCACCGCGGCGGGCAATCCGTCGATTGAACCGCGCAGCGCGGCGTTGGATTCGCGGATTAGCCAGAGTTCGTGCCCCAAAGAATAGGGACGTAGGAGCATCCCAAGGCAAACGACCGGCGCGGGCAGAGCCGCCCTTGATAAAGCGGGCTCGTGCATGGGGAGAGTTACGCTTCGATTGCGGCCACGAGCAGGTCAACGTTATCCGTCGCCTTGCACGCATACCACGCGAGCGTGATTGCCTGATAGAAATTGACGCCAGAGCCGGGATAAATCGTATAGACCGCATCTGCGGAAGTGGTCGGATTGGTTGTTCCGACGAATACCCGGTTCGCGGCTTCGTAAGTAGCCTGGACTCCACCGGCTGACACTTTCTCTGCGGCAGTTAGCTGGCTCCATTTCTTGTTCAGATTCTTGAACGCGATATGCGCCGGAGCGGTGACGTCCCCGAATGTAATCGCCTCGCTTGTGCCTCCGATGATCTGGACGTTTTCAATCGCCTGAGCGCCGGCTTGGTTCAGCGTCTCGTCAGTATTAACGATGATTTCAGCGCCGCCTTTGGCCCAGGAGAGCTTCGTGGATTTTTTGATTTCGTTTGCCATTTGAAAAGTGGGTTATGTAACGGTGGTCGTGAGCGACGTGTTCTGCGCGTCGTCGTCGTATTTGCGGAGCTTCATCGACATCTTCCCCTGCTTGTGGCTTAGCTCAACCATGCCGCTGCCGACGTAGATGTAATCGCCGTTGAAGCTATCGACCGCGAAGTTTGCGAGGGTGACTTTATCCAGCGGTTCGAGGAAAACCGCCGTGGCGTTCGCCGCCGTTTTGCTGGCGCCCGAAGGCGTCCAGGTGATGTCGATTTCCCGGTGGCCGTTGGTGGCAATCAGCGAAGCGTCGAAATTGTTTTCGTCCTTAACCGCGTCCAGGTCGAAATTGTGAGATGCCTTGGCCGTTTCGAGAATGAAGGTCGCGTAGCCTTCGATTGAAATTGCTGTCCCGTCGTTCGCGAGTCCGTAAACGACTGCCGTGCCGGTTTGGGTTGCGTCTGCCACGGCAACCGTGAGCGGTCAACGGGAGTCTTGAAGCAAAACCATTCCTTGCGGTCTTCTCGGGATTCTGGCTTGCTCCGTTCCCGCAGTGAAACCCACAAGAACCTAAAGCGATTGGAGGTGAAGAAATCTATGGCAAGAGGCAAAACTTTGCAGGGCGAACAGGCCGCCGATCTCGCGACGTTCATGAATGACCGGAAGTCGTTTGACGGCACGGCTACAGTTCCGCCAGGCGCGCGCGTATTCATTCAGGTGCGAGGCAGCAAAATCGTCAGCGCGAAGCTGATTAATGAAAACCTTAATCTGGTGAATTGGAACATCACGCCAGCCCAGGAGACCGCGAGCGCGGCATAACAACCAAAAAGCGCGCGGGTCTCAAGTCGCTGTCGTGCGACCCGGCCCGCGCGTTCCAATCACCATGACCGCAGACGAAATATTGCATCAGGTTTGGCTTGAGCTTCACAGGACGGCGCACAGCACGCATGGTTACGAGGAGCATGGAGTTCTCTCTGAGCATGAGGCCCGCCTTTACGACCATCTCACCAAGCGCCTGCTCAAGACGTTCGAGGGAGAGAAACCTGCCGCCGACTAGCTCACGTCATTCGGGCAACACACAATCTCCAGATCAATCGCATCCATCCACGCCGGGCCGTTGCGGTCCACGCCGCCGTCCCCGCCGGTCACTTCGCAGGATTGAATCGTTAAATCTTGAAGGTCCGCATCGCCGGAGTTGCGTGCGGCGGCCGTAATGTTCTCGCCAAGGGTATCGCTGGCCGAATCCACTCCGACAAAGAAAGCATCGAAGCACGCGGACACTCTTTCCTCGCTCGGGTCTTTCACGGCGGCTTGTTCCTCGTCCGCGTCCAGCGCGGCCAGGGTCTTAACCATCACCTGAGCCGTCACGACATAGACGCCTGAGTTCGGCGAAAGGAAGCGCCACTTCATCGCGTGGCAAACCGTATTCGGCAGGGCTTTGTCCAGGGAGCGTTTCGCGGGATAAACGTCATCGGCGGTCCCAGCGCCTTCGGAAATCAGGTAGGCGGCGAGAGCGCGGTCAACTTTGGAAAGGATGTTGTGTGACGCCACACAAGCGGGCTAGGGTCAACCAATATGCAAGATATGCGCACGGGGGAATTGATTCCGCTCACGCCGGAGCAAGCCGACCGCGAGGCTAAACGCCGCGATCGCATTGACCAGATGTTTGGCGAGTTGCACAAGGCCAATTCGCCAACGCTCGCAGCCTATGGGGAAACGCTGCCACCAGTCGCAGACCGCGGGCCGATCTTCGCCATTGGTGAAATCGTGGAAATCAAAGGCGGGCGATTCAGGATTCAGCGGTTCAACGGCAACAAGCTAGTTTTGAAAAGTCTGCCACGACTTTGAACCGCCGCAACTTCATCAACGGACTGCTGAGCGCGGTTGCGGGATTCTCAATCCTGCCGCCTGCGGAGACTTACGGGCGGCGCGTCACTAAGCCGGAGGCTGTTTGTCTTGGAGATGGCCTGACGGCGGATACAAGCGTGCTTATTTTGCTCCAGCCGTGGCCGCTCATTGGCAGCATCGTGACTTCAAGCGGTTTCCAGCATCCAGGATTCAACGGCGAGTGGCTCCATGTCGGAGGCGGGAAATGTATCAAGTGGCCGCGTTACGATCCCGAACTTGGTTTCGTCGGCTAACCCTCTTCCAGCGCCGCTCTCGCAATCTTCGCCGCGTGCTTCAGTCCATCCATAGTGCGCGGATGAATCGGCACCCAGCCTCCCGGCTTGACCATGTGATCGGGCGTGAAGTCCTCGCACAGAAACCCGCGCATCTCCGTGGCTTTGTCCAGATCGCGAATCTGTTCAAGCGCGGCCTTATATCGCGCCTCGCGCTCATTCATGCCATTTGAGCATTCGCCTTGTCCGCATCCTTCTGCATTCGCTTGCGGGTTTCCTCGATCATGCTCTGCGTCTCGTCATAGAAAGCCGTATCCAGCGCCCGCGAGCCGTAAATCTGCAATGCGCCCCTGCTGTCGTGGCTCGCAATCGCCGCGTTCACGATGGTCGCAAACGGCAGGTCACCGGGCTTTGCCGCAACCGCGTCGCCGATTTGCTTCGGACTCCATGACATGCGGTTTGCTTCGGACGGGAACGGCGCGGCGCCTTCCTTGTCGTTCACGATGCTGTCCAGGATTCGGATTGCGGGAAGCCATCCGGCTTTGAGGAACGCGACGGAGCGAACGCGAGCGGCAATGAGCTTGGCCAGCGCCTCGCGCATCGCGGCGCCGTAAAGCCCAGGCTGGCCTTTCTTGCCGAGACGCGAGTTGATGAGGATTGCGCCGAATGGCCCGTGAGAGAGTTCAGTTCGGCCGCTGGCCGTCGTGCGCTCGATCGTGATTGTCCGGTTGAGACGGGAACGGATCTCGGGAGCATCGGCTTTGACCGTGAACCAGAGAGACTTCCTTGCGATGAAGTAGGCTTTGCGATTGATGACTTCGGGCACGGTCCTGCGACTGACCGTAATGTAATCTTTCAGCGCGGCATCGAATTTGTCCTGTTCCCATCCTTCGCTCATTTGCACCTTTCGAGGATCGCTACCACGTCGCAGATGCACGTTGAATGGCACCATGAGATGAAAGGCCATCTCAACTGAAAGTGGATTTGACGCCTAAAGCCGCGTTTCCGTTTCCAAGTGATCGTTTTCATTTCACCGCTCCGAGTATCGCCGCGACGTGCCGCAGGATTTCAACTGCGTTCGTGCTGGACGAGCTTTGATCCAGGCCGGCGAGCGTCAAGCCCTGCGTCTTGTCCGTCGTTGAAGCACGGAGCTTTGCAAGGTCGCTCCTGCCGTCAAAAAACGTCGTGACACAAACGCGCGTGATTCGTTGCGCGCCGTCGGGGGAGAGTTCAGTCTGGGTTGAGCGGAACCGAGCGCAGCCACAGATAAGTGATGCGATGAAAATGAATTCAAACAGACGTTGCACTTTAATAATCGTTTGCTGTCTGGTTTTGATGACTGGCCTTTCTGCTCAGAGCGTGAGCTGGTTCGTCTCCTTGGTTGCAGTTTTAGGAACGACTCTCATGGCATTTTTGCTCTGCCGATTCGTTCTCATGCCTTGGGTTGAGCGCGGCGACGAAATCACGCCGCCTGATTCGGATCTTCGCAATGAAGTTCCAGCCAAGCCCCGTAAGCGTTCGTGACGGCTTCAATCCGGTAAGCCTTCGGGTCTGCCGAGGCGTTCCGCTTGTATTGAATGGTCTGTTGCTCCTTGGGAATTCCAACACCATCGGGAAACACTTCAACCCGCACCTTGATCGTGAGCTTCGCGCGCAGGCGAGAGCCTCCCGATTCCATTTTCTTCCCGCCGAATTCAGGACCGCCAACGCACGGGTATTCGTCGCCAGCCCAGATTATCGAGCAACGCATGGTCGCTTCCGAAAGCGCCAGCGATTCGAGCATGAGAGCGACTGTATCGCCGAGGTCTGTTGCCGTTGCCATTTCAGCAACGGCGGGAGGTCAACCGCGCGGACTGAGACCGCGCAACCAGGTCTTTAGCCGCTCGCTGTCCGCGATTGCCTGCATGGACATTTCAATGCCGGGTTGCTTTAGAGTCACCTCGAAGAATCGGATATGATTTGCGGACCGAACGAGGAGCACGCTGAGCCTGTCGCCTTCGCGTTTGAAAAACCAGTGTTCGCGAGTTGGTTCGGACATGAATTCCAGCACGGCGGGTCAGTTACGGAGCCGCTTTGCCTTGGCCCAATAGATACAACATGCCGTTTGCGCGATTAAACAAACGGTATCGAGTATTGGGTTTGCTGATCCGACCATCAGTGAGATCGCAGACCACGAACCAAACGTAGCGGTCCAGATCATCCAGAAAAGCGGCCAATCAAATTTAGGCATAAACAAAAAACCGGGAGCGCATCGCTACGCTCCCGGCTATGAATACCACCTGCTTAAGGGACAGTCTATCGCGTCTCAATCCGCCGCTTCGGCGCTTTGAGGCGAACGCTGACGGTGAGGTTGGTCACGGCCATCGCGTTTGTCGAGCCGATTGAAACGAGCTGCAATCCGGCGGTTCCGAAAGTATCGAATTGCGCGGTCTGCGTAGTCGTGCTCGTTCCGCTCAAGGTCAAGGTTACAGTGTGCGACGGCGTGGTTTCGTAATTGGTCCCATCAACGGAGTCCGCGAACTTGAAGACCACGGTTCCGGTCGAGGTTGAAAGCGGCTTTGCCGAAACGGTTACGCCTACGCGGTCGAATTCCTCAACGGAAATGATCGCGGTAGTCGGCGAGTTCGTGGCTGTCGCGGCGACGTTATTGGTTCCGCCGTTGTAGGAGCCGAGGGTGTAAAGCGTGGCGCGCTGCGCGCTCATCGAGAGCGGGGCAATGAGGGACAGGAGCAGGGCAAAAAGGATTCGTTTCATTTTTCTGTTAGTAAAGGGTTTGGTTCGTCTTGGGTTTTGACGGGGATTTCGACGGGCTTGGACGCCGCGATCAGCGCGGCAACCTCGGGATGTTTCTTTGCGAGCGCCTCCAGCTTTCGCGCGCTGGTGATCTTCGAAGTTGATTCGTGCATCGCGAGCACGTCCTTCGCGCCGATTCTCGGAGCGACATGATCGTTCGGAGCGGCGGCTTTCGCTTTGGCCAGCTTCTCGGCCATCGCTTCAGCCATTTCCTTTTCCTTGGCCTTGATCGCGGCGAACCGTTTCATGGAACGGTCGAGCCTCTCGGCCAGGAATGCGGAGTGATCCCCGATTTCCTTCGCGGCAGGCGGAGCTTCGGCGGCCACGGCTTTCGCCGGTTCCGGTTCCACCTTCAAAATGTCTTTGGCCTTGGCCATAAGCTCTTAGGCGTTGGTCTTGATGCAAACCGCACCGACGCGATCCGCGGTCGAGTAAGCCAAGTCCCAGCTTGCGGCCGTCGCGAGTTCCGCGTTCGTCGCGCTCTGTCCGCTGGGCGTGCCGGTCCATTTCAGACCGTTCAAGTGCATCAAAAACCGTGTGCGGTCATAGATGCGCTCGTTGTTCAGGTCCACGCTTGGGTTGTAGTTCAGGCTGGCGACATCGATCGCGGGATTCGCAGGCGTGCCGCCCACTTGCGGCTTTTCGCCCTTGGCGACGATGCCTTGCGAGAGCAGATAGGTTTCATAAACGTAACCATTCGTTGTTCCGGCGCGAACCAGCAGCGAGCTGCTGAAGACCGGGACTCCGCGATAAGTGCGGACCGTGAAATCCAAACCGGATTGAACGCCGTCCTTGAAAGAATCCTTGTCCGCGCGCTCGAGCGAAGCAATCACGTTCGGATGCGCGATGAGAGCGCCGTTCCTGAGCGTGTCGGCCAGTTCACCCAGCAAAGCCTTGCCCGTGATGAACAGGTCCGCGCCCATCGTTTGCGAGCTCGTCGCGTCCAGTCCGGTCTCGTCGAAGGCGTCCAGGCGCATGTCATCGACTGCGGCCGTGGCGCCAGAAGCACCGAGGCCGGCGAAGGCGCCGCGAAGCAAAGCGATAAGCGTTGCATTGCGCTGCTTGAGCCGGCGTTCGGCTAAAACGTTTACGAATTCGCCAACCGGATCGGAGCCGGAAGTCTGCGCGGCCAGGGCCGTCACATGGTTGGCCGTCTCACGATTTAAGATCGGAGCGATCTGCAAGCCGCTGGTGACTCCCTGAATTGAGGGCGCCGTATTTTCCACGGCTGGCGCATCTGATTGATCGCTGATGTCCAGGAAGAATGGCACGTTCGCGGAGACGCCCGCGCCGGCGGCGATGCCATCAAAGATGACGTTGCTGATTGCGACACCGGAGTTGAGCACGGAGGGAAACGTCGCCTGACGTTCCCGCATTCCCTGAATCCAGATTGCCGGAGTCCAGAGGTTTGAAATTGTTGCGATACCCATATGTTGATTTGGTTTTGGTTGCTGCTGCTGAAAGCTGGTTAGTTGCGGGCGTCTTCCTTGGCCTTTGCCGCGAGGCATCGGTCGGTCATGGACAGCTCGGTTTTGCTGTCTCCGCTTGCGCGAGGATCGAGCGGGGGAAGTTTCTCGGCTTCGAGTCCCTGGCTGGCAATGACCGCATTGGCTTTGCCCTTGGCTGTTTCGAGTTCCGCCTTGAGCGTGACGATCTCGCCTTCCTTGGCGACGGTTGCCGCCTTCGCGGTCTCGACTTCGCCGGTTAGAGCGGTGATCTTCGTCTCAGCTTCCGTCGCTGCGACTTTCAGCTTGGCGTTCTCGAATTCGAGCGCGGCAATCTTGGCGTCGGCTGCGGTGAGGGATTCGGCTGCGGTATGGTTGGCCTCGGCTTTACCGAAGAAAGCCATCGCGCGTTCCATAAAAGACGGCAGAGTAGGTGCAGACATTCTGCCTGCCGTGCGGAGTCAACGCGGAGAGATGAAACTGTTACATGAATTCCTGCGGGCCTATGAAGAGTCTCGCTATCGAACCAACGGCAGGGAGCCAAAACGAATCGTGGTTTCTCAGTCGTTCGTCCTTGACCTGATTATTGAAGGCGGTGAGCCGTGGAGGAATTGCGTTATCTGCGTCGGGCTCGGCCCGCCCTGGAAAGGTTCGATCTGCGGAAAGATTGTGGAGGTCCGACCTTACCCGCCAATTCCCTACTTCATCTTTTGGAATTAGAGCAGCGCCGCCACGTCCTCAAGACTGGAAACAATTCCGTCGATCAGACCTTT